GTGGCATTGGTTCTCTTAGGAGGGCCATCGCCTTGTAAAAGCGAATTTTACTACCTCGAAACTTCATTGAACGTCACATCGCGTATGGATCATATAACCTGTCAGGGTTGCATCGGCTTTCGGCCTTTGTCTAATTCTCATCCATCAACGATCTTCGTTTTCGTTCCTCGGTAAACCCAGTAGCTCAGTAACCGACTGAGCAACTTTCTCGTTGAATGACACCGTAAGATCAGTGTCCGCTACACTGTGCATCAGTTGATAGAGGGAAGTTTCCTCGGGGAATGACATATAGTCATCCCAGGGAAGTCCCTCGATCTTCTGCGCACCCACTTGCTTCATCAAAGAGCGAAGGAAATGATGGTCATTCACGTCCTTTCTCTTGACAAGCAGTGGGCCAAGCCATGCTGTAGCAGATTCCAAACTCACGCGACACTCGTCTACTCTCTCGGAGACATCTTCCCACCGGTATCCCAAAGGTGCGGTATCAAGGAGCTTTAAATCTCCCTGAACCAGATTTGGAAATCTTTGCTTGACATAAGACTCAATATAATGAGTGTACTGTGTCGATGCTGAGTGACTGGGGACTTTCACAAGTCCTTCTTTCATCAGCTTCGCCACGTATAATTGTCTCAAGTCGTAAGACTCCGCATCCTCACCCTTTGTACCCTTGACGGGATGTGCCCCCAATCCGCCATACTCTCTAGGACCAAAAAGGTTTCTGAAAGTGGTCTTTAACATCTTCACATGTTCCTTGATGAAGATCCCACTTGCGTACCTCTTGTCCTCAGCTCCTTTGACGAAATCATCGTGCATCGTCCCCAAACTCTCGAGAGGATTACTCTCATCATCCGATGGCTCCTTGAGCAACCCTTGATTCAACCATCTCACCTGAGTGACAACATCTTGTCCCTCAGTGTTTTTTGAAACAATGAAAGGCTGCGAATTCAAGGTAACCATTCGATTTGAGAAGTAGTTCTTCCCGAGACTGGGTTTAAGACCCGTGCACGACACGTTCAGCTTCCAACTCTCGTAGAATTCGGGAGTGGCTGGAAAGGCTATGTCGTCGCCGTTCACTCGGACTGTATCCCACTTCCCCATTGCTCCGGTACCAGTTGGAACTTTTTGATAAAAGTGCCATCCGGTATAATGCCACATGGCATAATTTACCAAGCAAAGGATAGGGAATGACAGTAGTGAACCCATTAACTGACCATTGGTCTGCGTGAACCAACCTGTCTCTTCTGAGAAGATGCTCAGGTTTGTTAGCGACCTTGCTGCAAGATACATGAACTCATGTGACTTCGACAAGATCCCGGTCATGTTACCGAGGATAGTGTGAAGACATGCTTCCGTGCAATCCGCATTTAAGTTGTCAGTTGCGGCTTCGTAGTCTCCAGACACCCACTTCGAACCCTCGAAGAGTGGGATCTGAGCGATAACGTCAGTAGTGATTGTCTTTCCTAACAGTTCGAACATGGGAATGTTTCGAAGTCTTGTGTGGATCATCTTCTGAAGAGGCTTCAGAATCGTACATTGCCAGTTGTTTTTGGTGATCACTCTTGCTTTAAGAGGATCTTCGACAATTTCCATCTTAGCCTGAAGCTGAGAAGGAAGCGTCTCCAATGCAACGGTTTTGTATTCTTCCGGAGTACTCCGAAGAGGGTGTCCCCTCAGCTCACCTTGGGCATCCATACGGACTAGTTCATAGCCGTTGGACTGTGTAGGAGGAACTGTAAAAGTAGGCATACTCTTCTTCTCAGACCTAAACGCCTTTCCTTCCAGTCGATCGATGGTTTCTCTCACGAGTTCCAGCTTCGATTTCTTGGAGATTAGGGGTTTCGGAATGAGGTTGAGGGGGTGTGCTTCCTTGAACATGAACTCCTGTGCACCGCCCTGAGCGCGTGAGGATTCAAAACAAGACTTGTTGGTGACAGACCAGGGACCAGGTCTGCTATCCCAACCGACAGGAAAGAAGAGAGCGGTTACGTGCTCGATGTGTTTTAAGACGTCTTCAGGAGTCTTCCGGATGGCTGTAAGCCTGTCCCGACACCCGTTAAGCGCATCAAGCTTCAACTTGTTCGACAGAGGAGGTAGATACCTCTTGATCTGAAGAATCGAAGTTGCGAGCGAGATGGCCCTACGGGACGGACGACCGGGTTCTCCTTGGAACAGTCTTTTAACATAACGACCGTATTCACCGCGGAATAGAGTAGCCTCAGGACTAAGGAAATCTGGGCGAGTTGGCAAATCATCTCCTAGTAACATGGGAAGGTAAATTGCAGTCAGGTATTTCACAAGCTTTACAGCTTCTGAATCAGAACGACCCGAGAAGAGATCTACGATATTATCTATCGAAGTCTGTTCCCGTTCGTGACCTGCTACAACATAACCATCACATGCCAAAAGATTCTTGATTGCACGACAAGTCGCTTTACAGATCTCCTCAGTGAAGGTTGACGAAAAAGTTACCGTCGACCTGGCCATTGAATTGGCAAGTTTCATAGACCGAGTCATTGTGCTTCGGCGCAAGCACTCGTGTAGATATTGTACTAGAAATAGTAGACGCAGGGTACACGAAC